AGGTGAGTAGATATAATATTCATCTATCTCTGGATATTCTGCTTTCTTAGTACCATTTCCTGCAAGTGGGTCTAATGGTAAATTACCTTTGTTTTTTGTCCCTTTTTCTTGACGAACAAACTTCATCTTCATCGGATCAACATATCTGATCTCTTGAATACCATCTTGTGGTCTTTTAGTATCAATAACTTTTATGTAATATAATCTTCCATCTACATACCAATTCTTAAAAATTTCATGAGATTTCTTATCAAAGTCCATCATTTCTTTGATGCCTTTGAATTCCTCTCTAATTTTATCTTTTAACTTATCAGTTGCGTTTACGTTTGATAATTCTATTTCTACTGGTGAATCATATAGATCACTAACTATACCTTCATTTACAACATCTTCAATTGCACCATCACACTCTGGATGAAGTGCCATTTCACGATATCTTTTTATCAGATCATATTCAGTTCTGTATACACCTTCAATATCTACATACTGACCATAGAAACCAGATTGAACAAAATAGTCAACCCCGTCCTCGTTACTACGAGGAACGGGTGAGACTACTGAATCGGGTGTTTTATCCGAATCATCAATTGAGAATCCAAAGAGTTTCGCCATTGTATAACTATTTTTCTTTTATTATAGCACTATTTATCAGTTTTAGTTTATGCTCTCTCCTCCAGCATTATCACCGACACCTTTGATTGATTCAAAGTATAGTACTTGTAATTCTACCGTAAACTCCTCTATTGTGTCAACTGTTTCGTAAGATAAGTCTACCTGACTGATATTTGTTGGGAAAATATCATAGAACCTATAACTTCTAAGTGTTGATCCATCACGATCAAGTTGATGAACATATGCATCTTCTTGGTAATCGGCAGGATTATTTGTACCAGTTGCATCAGATAATCTATTGATTGAATTCATCCACTTTTCAAAAGCAGAACGAATTGAAAAGTCAGTATCGTTAATAACTGTGATAGTCCATGTATCAAATGTTCTATCTCCTGCTATTTTTAAGATTCTTCCTCTGAAATTGACATCTATTGGAGTGATGTTTGAAGCAGGTAAGGCAGCTGCTTTGACTAAGAATCTTGCCTTATCCTTTACATCATTGTCGATTGCAATCTCTTCTGGGAAAGCAAGTTCGACTTCAAATAGATTCGGTCTTGCACCACCACCGACTAACTTACTTTTAAAGTCAGTTATTCGTCTTAAAGGTGGTCTATTAAATTGGGTTGCCATTTTACTTAATTACCTCTACTTAAACAGAACCGACTACTTCCTCGAATGATACACCTGTTCGTGTAGCAACGAAGGTTAGACCGATGAAGTTAATTGACCTTGCAGGTTTAATGAATATGTCTGCGACAAATTCATTATTATCTATGATTGCAGCAGTGTTATTTGTTTCATCACAGATAACTCTGAAATCAAAGATTCCTCGTTTTGCCTGTACATCACGAAGGAATGGTTCAACAATGTTTACAAAGTTTGTTCTTGTAATCTCATCGTTGAATTCAAACATTTGATCTCTTGCAGCTGAAGAGATTGCATTTTCAAGGAAGATAAACAATCTACGAACGTTTATTCTATCAAATGCCGATGATTTTGATAAACCAGTCTTATCACCGAAGAGAATTATTCCTCCACCAGGTGAGAAGATGATTGGGTTAACTCTATTAGAATACAACTGATCTCTTTGTGTTTGAGATGGATTGTATGCTAATTTAACTGCGTTGAGTATTGCACCTCTTGCAGTTCCCGCTGGTGAGAACCAAGGGAAGTTGTTAATGTCGTTTCTTGCACATAATCCAGCAATATCTCCATTCATCGGAACATATCTGAACGTATCTGCAAATCTGTCATACATGTATTTGTATGTGCTATCAAATACTGCGAATGATGAGGATGATACAGGAGCAAAGAAGCTAATTACGTTGTCTGTAATTTGATTTGCATCAAATACCACAACAGAACCTGCACTTCCATCACTGAGGAATGATCCTCTATTGGGTGATACAAATGCAACTGCATCCTTTCTTATCTCTGCAACAGAGATAATTTTATTTGCAAGTGATTGGCAAGTTTCTTTTGTGTGATTAGCAGAACCCATTAAGATAAAGTCTGCTGAGTTTAGGTTATCATCTTCAAAGAGTTGATAACCTCCTGCGAGTCCAGCCAAAGTAACTTGGAATGCACCAGCGGCTTCCTCATCTGATCCACCATCATAGTTTTTACCACCAGTTAGTGTTAGTGTTGTTACACCAATACCTGCAAAGTTAATACCTTGTGCGTTCTGATCCCAACCTACATCACTTGAAAGTGTAAAGTTGGTAGCACCCTCACCAAATGATGTTGTAACAATACCTGCAGGAGCACTGCCACCAAATACATTAGCTGAATTATTGTAAAGATACTTTCTCCAATAGGATGGTGATCCTAATGAATATAAACCATCTTTTGCTTTTGATAATGCTAAGTGTTTTTCTAAAATTGTACCTGCGTTACCAGTTACCTCACCAGTATCATCAATCACAACTACATGAACTTCATCAAATCTTGAATCCCTTGCTTCTGCAAATGATGATGTGCCAGGTCTCTCTGCAATGTTATTCCAATTAATTGTTGAGTTTGTTAATTGAATAGCTTGCTGATCGAACCAATCTGAACTTCCAGCTGGTGTTAAAGATCCTGTTGCAACACCTGCATTGTTATGAACTGTTGCGGATGTGTTACCAAACTTATAGATTCCATTTGGTTGATAATCTACTGTTGTTGAAACACCTGCTTCTGTAACCGATTCTAATATCTTAACAGATGCTTTATTTAATGTAGTATCATATTCTGTAATAATTCCCTTAAAGTATCCAGTTAATAATGATGTTGTACCAGATCCTGCAACCACAGTATTTGGTGGTATTGCCTGAGTTATACCATAACCAACTTGTATGTTTCCAGATGTACTACTAAGAGTTAATACTTGATCTGCTAAGTCATCAATTATTGCAACTTTTAATTGGTTTGCCCATGAGCCAGGATTTCTGGCAGCAACAGTTACACCAGTAATTGTTGAACCATCATAACCTAGATCATTATAATGTTCTGTACTTTTTATTTTTATGCTTCCAGCAGTTCCCGAAAAAGCATTCTTTAAATCATCATCATCTGCTCTTACGACCCTTAGTGGTCCTCCATAAGCAAGATATGATGATGCAACCATCCAATACTCATAGTGCTTGTCAGCAGAGTATGGTTTTCCAAAATTGTCTAGTAAATCTTGTTCTGTCTCCACCAAAATTGGAAGATCAACTGCACCTTTGGCAAATGGTCCTACAATAGCACCAACTTTGTCAGATGCTGTGTCAACACGACCAACGGTTAGGTCAACTTCTCTAACTACAATTCCAGGAGATGCTAAATTTAGTGGCATCTTTATTCTCCGAATCTCAGATTATTTCTGAAATTATTTATTAAAATGCCCTTTTTCATGTAGTCTACATGTATTAAAATGCACCATCCCAGAAGGTATCACCCATAGGTTGCATGTTTCTTGATATAAAATATAACCCTACGTTACATGCAAACCAATTGATATTGATTATCCATGTCTGTCTCCAAAGATATTTTCTATTAGTCTCAACGATAAAAATATTTCTCTGATTATCAGATTGTTTCACGATTTGCTCTAGTATCAATGCAATGACAAATCCAATTGCATATATGTAAAAAGCAAAGTTAAGAAAACTAGAACTGAAAAGTAAAGCTGAAATCATCTATAATCCCACATGTAAGAACGATCACCGTATTCATCAGTATGCCACACATCACCGTCTTTGTCAACAAACTGATTATCCTCTAACCCTGTGTTTATAAACCCGAATGGTGCCATATCCTGTTCGATTTGGTTTTTTTGCTCTTCATATATCCTCTTTCTTATATCATTATCAGTCATTTCTTTAAAATATTCTTGCTGAACTAACCATGCAAAAAGAACTAAACACATTGCCAAGTCATCATTACACCCCTCTTCTGCTTCAAATGAGTTGTGTTTTTGTGCAAACGTAGTTAACTCTGATATAATTTCGTAGTCGCAAGTAAGTAGTTTATGATCTTCAATCAATGTTTTCAGGTTACTGCAACCAAGTTTCTTAACTGCTGACGTAGTTCTTACACCAAGTTGTGTTTTCTTTCCTGAAAACCCTTGACCCACTATTTGACCATTTCGACCTCTCATCGACGCCATAAGTAAGTTTTCATATTCCAAATCATATTGAAGTATGCTGGCAACCTGATCTCCTATGTCATTTACCTCAACTAATATGTAAGCATTGTTAAATCCTTTTGCTACATCAAGTATGACATTTGGAAATAACATAGGTTTGATTTCATTATTTCGGTATTTTGCTACTACTTTATACGGGAACTGAGTTGTATCAAAAACAATAAATGCTGAATAATCATTCCCAAGTCCTCTTGCAACGTCAACCGTGAGTATGTAATTATGATCCTTTTCTGGTTTTTCGTAAATATCTAAACCTGCATTTCTTGTGATTGGATTCTCATATACCATATTTTTCAATATGGCAGGTGCTATTAATGTATTAACAGAACCTAGAAACTCACATTCAAACTCAACTCTAAACTGTTGTTCTGATGTGTTGGCAATAGTTTGTTCTTTCCAAACAGCATCTCTGCCAGGCACCTCACTCCAATGAACATCAGTTGGTACATATTCGTTTTTATTTCTCTCCGCATCGTGCCAATATCTATAAAAATGATTCATCCCGTGAGGGGTAGAAACCATTATGACTTTGGTATTTTTACCAGAAGTGATAGTAGGATATACTGAGGCAAAGAATGACTCAGCAATATGATTAGGAACAAAGGCAAACTCGTCCAGAAAAAGAATGTTGAAAGACATACCTCTAACTGCACTTGCAGAGGTAGATGCCGCCAGTATTTTAGATCCATTTTCTAACTCCAAACTTCCTTTATTCCAAGATATTATACCCTGTTGCATCCATTTAGGCAAATTCTCATATGCAGTCTGTAATCTACCTAATAAATCACGGGCAGTTGCTGCTTTGTTTGCAAGGATACCAATGTTTGTACTATCATTGAAAACAGCATAATGTAAAAGATATGATACAGATGTAGTAGATTTACCCGTCTGCCGAGGCATCTTACATATGTTGAAACGGTTTTCATGAAATCTTTTAATTAAAGTTTCTTGAAAATCATATGGATGAAACTGAGTTAGTCCCTCATCAAGAGAAACAATCTTAATATAATTCTTTGCAAAATAAACTGGGTCATTCTTACATTTGATAAACTCAATGACCTGCTCCTCTGTAAATTCATGAGGAGTATTTGCTTTTTTTAAATTCGGATTACCAAGGTATACATTATCATTCATAACTTATCAGCAATTCCAACGTCTACGTGCTTGTCTTAATCTACTATTCGGATCTTTTGCTGCTTTTGGAAACTTCTTCATTTGTCCTGCACTTCTTGCACAGTAACTCTTTCTACGATTTGCTGCTTTACTCCCTTTCTTCAACTTAGATGGTTTTGTTGTAACAGCAGTTTGTAATTTAGAACCAGGATTTCTACGACGATATGCTTCGACACCTTTCTTTGTCATTCCAGCACCTGATTTTGTGGGTCTTTTGTGTCCTGACTTGACACTCATACCCTTCATATCATCTTCTTGTAACTTTTTTGAGTCGTCCTTACCCTCATAACCTAGTTCATCTCTCCAATCAGAAAACTCTTCTTTCTTGACACAATTATTATATCTCTTACCAAACATCATCTTAGTGCCTTTCTTTTCATAACCTGGCCAACACTTTTGTCCTTTTTTCTCATCTAAGACATCCTCCATCATACCCTTAGTCTTTACACCTCTCCTTGCTTTATGCTCCTCTCCTCTTTTTACAGCGAGTTTTGCTTTTTCTGATGTACCCTGACCAAAGTATCCTGTTGGTTCTGCACTACCTTTCTTACCAAACCTTCTTTGGTTTCTCACTTCTGCTTTTCCAACATTTGAAATGTAACCTTTTTCCATCTTTGCTTCACCCATTTCAACTGATTCTGACTTATTACCCCAGTTTGCAGCACCAACTTTACGACACTTAACTAATGCACCTGATGCATATGCACTTGGCCAGACAGAATATCTTGATTTTACTTTATGATAACAAGCATCTTTTGTACCACTACCCTTACCTTTCTTATCTTTTGCTTCTCCTAAAACTATCTCATCTCC